CGTATTCGTCCTCGTCGTATTGCATCGCGCGTTGCGACAGCATGGCGAAAGCGTCGTCTCCTACCTCTACGACGCCATCGTTAATCAGATGGCCGATCACAATTGCGAACGCATCAGCAACCGTGTCTATGTCTTCGTGCGGGCAGAGCTTGCGCATATTCGTTTGACCCTCGCGTAGATACCGCACGGTAAGTCGTAGCCGATCAGCAAGACAATCTGAATCGGCAGAAGGACATATGCTTCAAATAGGAATCGTCCGAATCGCCTCATGCCATCCTCTGTCCACGGAAGTACGCTTTGCCGTCATCCCGCACCGAGCAGAACTCTGGATGCAGCAACTCGCCATCGCGCCACGTCAGCAGCGCAAAGCCGCTCTGCCAGTTCGCATTGCGCCCGGTCAGGTAATGAAATTCGTCTTGACTTGGATCGGCGAGCATTCCAGTTTCAATGCCGTATCGAAGTCGACCGAATCCACGGAACTGCACAGCCTGGAGCCGGTGCGTATGACCCGTAATGACGTGATATCCAGCCCCTTTGACGACGTTGTTGTAGGCGGCATGCATACCGTTAGCCACTGAATGGATGATGACTGTGTCGTCATTGACGTCGATCCTGTATGAGTCTTTCCACGCCGGCAGATGGTCAGCGAGCGCGAACCCTGCGATACCCTCGTACTCCGGCGCGGAGTGAGCCAGGCGGCTGTCGAATCTCACGTCGTGATTGCCGATCGTGCGCAGCAGCTTCATGCCGCGCGCAGCGGCCTCGATCTCGCCTAAGCGATCTTGCACCGCTTCCAGCTCGTCCTTGACGCTGTACGTCTTTTGCCAGCCAATACGCGCATGTTTGCTGATGCGTGCGCCGTCGAGCAAATCGCCGTTCAGGATCACAGCCTTGATATCGACTGCGTGTTCGGCGATCACATTGCAGAACGCCTTGTGCGAGGTCGTGACAAGCTTCGGCGAGTAGTGAGCGTCAGAGCCGACGACGATCGATCCGTTGCGAATCGCCAGCCGGTTCGTCAGCTTCTTTTCCGTCAGCGTCAGCACCACGTCTTGATGCTTCGCCGCCTTCATGCGATCGCGAAACGTCGTCTCCGCGATGCCGCTTGCCCGAGCTGCGGCCTTGATGCTGCCGTGCGTCTCAATGGCCTTCTGGTAATCGATCAAGCATCGCCCCCTATACGCTTTAGTGCCGCCTCGCGATCAGCCTTCATCGCGCCAGCAATCAGTCGATGCTTCTCGCTCTCTACGCTGCCCAACAGAGCCCCGTGTGCGCTCTCTTGATCCAGGCACAGCGCCATTTCCTCGGCGTCCTCCGCGAAGTCCATTGCGAGCATCGCAACAGCCAGCACGCCAAGCGCACACAGCAGCAACGCAAGCACGACAACGACAAGCGAGACGATAGACATGGCGGCCCCTATAAGTCTGCGAATGTATTAAATGTGGGCGAGCGAACGCGCAAAGCATCCACGGCGTCGACAGGTTGCAAACAAAACTTGATGTTCTAATACTTGCGAAGTATTATATCTGAACGCAAACGCGGAGACCAGCCATGAGCAACTATGAAAATTACGTCCTGAAGCAAGCAGCCGAGACGATCGACAAGCTGCGCGAGCTGGCGCAGTCCGGTCACATCACCATCGAGAGCGCATGCGCAATCGGCGAAGCGCGCGCCATGCTGAAGATCCTCTCTAACGCACTGGAGGCGCGCAGTGAACGCGCGGTTTAAGTGCGGCCACGACTTCTGGCTCGATCAGGAGGCAGACGCCTACTACAACGAGACAGATGGCGAGGATGACGAAGAACCGGAGGAAGATCCGGATGATGAGTGACTAAGGCCCGCGCGATGCGGGCTTTTTTTAGCGAGGGCGGCCGGGCAGTCCCAACCCACGGCGTGACGTCTGCCCCGCGACAGCGCGTAGCTTCGCGGAACGGTTCTCCGAGTAACCCTCACGGCTGCGCTGCCCTAACCGATTCGAACGGTCACGCCTAGGCTTTACCCGGTCAGAGTTGGGCTTATAGGGCTTTTAACTCCCGTCCCGCTGGCTATACCTTTAAGCCAGCACACATCAGGCAGCGCATGCGTGAGAGCGCTGTCTTTCCAGCAGTCAGGAGTGGGGATCTCCGGCGAAAACGAAAAAGCCGCCGCTGATTGCTCTAGCGACGGCTTACTTTGTAAAAAACCGGCTCAAGCATTTCTGCGAGCCGGAAACTGCCTTGCAGCAGAAGGAACCGGTGATGAATACGACGCAAGTCGCAATGACGTCACGGTAGACACATCTTACCAAGACAGTCCAAGTTGCGTCAACCAAAACTTTGCGCGTATTAGTGCGTTCGCCCAACGATCGACAGAAGTGCGGCAATCGCCTCCTGACGCATGTGAACGGGGATGGCGGCGCAGGCCGCATTGATGAATTCGTTGTCACTCCAGGCGTCAGGCGATAACTCGCCCTCGAACACCGGCAAAACATTCGTACCACTCGTAGCGACAACTTGCGCACCGGTCATAATTACCCGCCTTTCTAATCGTTTGGGGAGGCGCTTTCAACTAAGCGTCCACGTAACGATAAGGCATATCATAAGGGTACGCAACAAATCCTTGTATTGCTTTGTTGCATTTTCGCTGTATTAGAAGTCAAAATTACTTTGGTAGGACGAAAATTGTTAGCGTTGTAATACTTTTGTCTGCCCCGCTGTCAACCGTTTGCGAGCAGCTTATTTTGCGTGCTCTTTCTCGACGATCGTCTCTATCGGCTTTCCTGTGACGATAGCGCCCATCACCTTTATCAGTGCGGCGCGCGTTGCTTCGGGTGAATGCTCGTAGAGGCCGCGGACAGTGTTTAGAACGTCTGCCAGCCCCTCGTCCTGGACTTCTGCAGGCGCCTGATGGTTTGTATCGAGCCAGCCTTCCGGGAGGTTCAGAGCGCTCTCTATGCGGCGCGCGAGCTGCGGGCCGATGATGCGGCCGTTACCGCCCTCTTCCTTCTTCCCGCCGTTCTTGATCTGCGACACGTAGATCTGATCCATGCCGAGACGGTCGGCAAATCGTCTGAGCATTCCCCGATCTGGCTCGTTCGGCCAATCCTTTCTGAAGTCTTCCTTGAATTGGTCAAACAGCCAAAGGAAGTTTCTCTGACGGATGCGCTCGATTGTTTCTACGGTCATCTTTCGGTTCCTGTGTTTTAGTCGCGGGTTGGCCCCGTCGTGCGCACCTCATGCGCTTTTCACCGGTACGGTCGTGTTCCCCTCGCCGCCCTGCTTTTCTCGTGTAACTGAATATTGCGACATCGGGCGTCTGAATGCAAGCGTGACCAAAGCAAAAAACTAGAGTTTTCACTAACTTACAGCGCTTTACGCTTACAAATACTGGATACTTTTGGCGCTTTATAATACAATGAAAGCCTTAGATCAACAGGCGCGAGGAGCCGACAAATGGATGCAAACGAGTTCCACCAAAAGCATGGCCGCAAGATCGTCGACCAGGTGCGCGAGAAGCTCGGCATGAGCCTGTGCTCTTGGTATCACATCAAGAATTACGCCCGCCCGGTAACGCCTGATCGCGCAGTGAAGCTCGCTATCGCAAGCGACGAGATCACGGCCGGCGACGGTATGCAGATCGTCGACCTGCTGCGCCTGCGCGATCTTCCGGCGCGCGTCGTTGGTACTGGCAAGGACGAAGCATGAGCATCAGCGCTATCTCTTGGGTGCTGAAGCAGGACATTTCCCGCTCGAGCGAGAAGTTCCTGCTGACCTGCCTCGCGAATTATGCCGACGATCGCGGCCTGTGCTATCCGAGCATCACAACGCTCGAGCGCGACACCTCGCAGGACCGGAAGACGATCATTGCGAACCTGAAAAAACTTCAGATCGCGGGCCTGCTCGCCGATACCGGCCATCGCGTCGGCTCGACGAAATCAGTTGTCGTCTACCGCCTGGTCGGGCTGCCGGACTCGAGTTCGGTCCATTACACCTACAAGGTTTGGAACCCGGCAACGGGCGAATACTACCTTGGCAAGCGCAGCTTCAACGGCGACCCGGAACAGGACACCTATCGCGGCAGTGGCAAATGGACTCGAGAAGTAGAGGCCCGCGGCGTCTCCCTGCTGCGCACGGTGATCGAAGTATTTGAGACGTCAGAAGAAGCGCTCGCCGCAGAAGTCCGCCTGTTCCGGGAGGCTGACGGCGATCCGCTCTGCAAGAACGAACAGTTACCTTCGCTGTACCGCAAGCGCTCGCTGAAGCTCCTCGAGGAAGGCAGAGCCAAAATTGGGACACCTCAAGCAGTACCGTTTTTCCATGGTAGCAGTACCGTTTCTCCCTCGAAGCGGTCCCAAAAACGGGACACAGAACCTTTAAGTGATCCGTCAGTGCAAACGTCAGTAACTAAAAGGGCTACCGCTCTGCCAGCGAATTTCGCCGTCACAGACGATCTGCGGAACTGGGCTGCTGAACGGGGTTACACGTCGCCCGACGATCTTCTGGAGGCATTCAAGCTCTATCACACCGCCAAGGGATCGACGTACAAGGACTGGAAAGCGGCCTTCCAGATGTGGATCAAGAACGACAAGCGTTTTTCTTCGCCCAACTCTAAAACATCTGGTGTATCATCTAGTAAAACAAAATCGCTTGCTGACATGGACTACAGCACGCCACTTTTCTAACCAGAAGTGTTGTACAAAAACAAACGGGAACCGACGATGCATGTTTTATCAACCACACTGCCAGACGAGGGATCGTGCGCAAAGCACGGTTCTTTCCCTATTCGACAGATCAATGTCGCTGAGTCTGTGATTCGAATTACGCGCTGCCCTGCCTGCTCGAAGGAAGACGCAGACCGCGAGGCAGCAGAGCGCGCAGAGAAGGAGCGCGCAGAGCGTCAGGCGAAGATCGAAGCGCGTCTTGAGCAAGCGGGTATCCCTGCTCTGTTCCGCGATCGCACTTTCAAGAGCTACATAACCTCGACCGATCAGCAGCGCAACGCCTTGCGCATGTTCGGATTGTTCGCAAAGAACTTTTCCGAGCACCTCAAAACCGGGACAGTTCTCGTCGGTCGCGGAAAAGTCGGAACCGGGAAATCGCACCTCGCCTGCGCATGCGCGAACTACCTAATGGCTCGCGGTCACACCGTCTACTTTACGTCCACCGCACGCTTGTTTACCAAGATTCGCGGAACATGGTCGCGCAATTCCGAACTTACCGAAGAACAGATGCTGAAACAGTTCGAGCAGATCGATTTGATGATCCTCGATGAAGTCGGATTGCAGCGCGGGACCGAGGATGAGCAACGAACGCTCCACGAACTACTGGAGGCGCGTCGCCTCAACTGTCGACCGACGATCATTCTCACAAATCTGGACAGCAACAGCCTGCAACAGTATTTGGGCGAACGATTCATCGATCGACTCTCGGAATCTGGCGTTGATGTGCTCTTCGAATGGGAATCGCACCGACGCCAATCGCGCGACGTGGGCGGCCTTGATTCGGAGGCAGCATGATTCCAGCCCGCATCAGCGATTACCTCAGCACGCAGCGCGAGGGCGCGACCGTTCAGCAGATCGCCGACAGCATCGACATTACGGCTCAGAAGGTGCGCCAGGCACTATCGCGACTTGAAACCAGCGGCAAGGTGAAATGCAACGGCCGACGCGATAGATCGGGCTGCATTTGGTTTAGCACGCGCGAGGATACGCCGCCAGTGTTCAGGGCGATGGAGACGCTACGGGCAATGCAAGACGCTTGCCGTGCGCGATTGATGGCTAACCAACTGGAGGCGGTATGACGTACCGAGTCGAAGTGAACTATTGCCGCTGCCATCCTGAGACGTGCTGCTGCAATGACTGGCGCATCGTCGATAGCAAGGGCGATAAGGTCAGTACGCACTTCCTCAAAGAGGACGCGGACCGCCTGGCCGATTTGCTGAATTCGGCTGCAAAGGAGCGAGCATGAGTCCCGCCCTGTACTGGTGGCTGTTCTTGAACGTCATGGCGAGATCATGGAATCCGCCGAAACGCGAGCACAAGGAGGAAGCATGAGCGAATGGATTAGCGTGAAGGATCAAGAGGCGCCGGAAGATATAAAGATCTTGGTTTTCGGGACACGGTATGGGTCTTGCCAGTTCATCAGCGTTTGCGAGATTTCAGGCTTCACACGAAAACAAGACGGAAAGGTGTTCAAGTACGTCGACGTTCCAGAGGTTAGCGGGTACGAAAGGGAAGTCGAATTCGAGCACGGCGACATAACGCACTGGATGCCACTGCCCGACTTCCCGAAATGACCAAACCGTTACGCCAGCATGAATACGGCGACCCACTAAAAATACTAATAGCGCGCGAGGAATCCACATGCAAGGGCTGCGTTTATCAGATCGGGAAGATCAGTTTCGGCGAATCGGACTTACTCTGCGCTCGTCTACGGCCGATGACGAAGCGGTGCGAAGAATGGCGCTCTTTGGATCAATGGAGAGCGCACTGTCTTTCGCGTACACGTGGCGGGCAACGGCCGGCGTGAAGGTAGGCAAGGTCGGCGAATTCGTCGGCAAGGAAGGCGGCATGATCCTGTCAGTGAGCGAGAAACGGGCGCAGGCGCGGCTGATCCTAGATGTCATAGCCTCGCATACCTCGCTCGATCAACGCGCGCTCCTAGACGCGGAATTCGGCGGAGAGAACGGCGAGCGACACGCGGCGATCGGTCGACTCGAACACCTGTTCGCTGGCATCGTGCGCAATCGGGCTGTCATTCGTCTGATGCTGATGCGTGAGTTCGTCTACGGCGCGCACTACTGCCCTTCTGCGCAGCACATCGCCGACGAGTGCGGAGTAAGCCGAAGCACCGCATACAACGCAGCAGCGAAGATCGGGCCGGCAATCGCAGAGCTGCGCCAGGCGACGCACGAGAAGTTACGACCGGCGTTCGAGCGCCGCGGCTGGATCAATAGGGAGGAATCATGACAAGCGACGAAATGAACAAACTTGAAGCTCAACTTGAGCGCGATGCGCGCGATGCCGCCCGCTATCGCTGGTTGTGCGCCACGATGCAGAGCGCCAAAGGCAGCGCGCATCTTGTGGTGAACGAGGAAGCCGCCTACTACGATGAAATTCCAGAGGGCGCGGAAGTTCGCTTGCAGTGGTATCCCGACACTCCAATCGGCTTCTACATATTCGAGGCCGGCACAATTGACGAGGCAATCGACGCCGCGATGAACGCCGACTACGGGCGAAAGTAGGCTACCGCACAAATAAATTGGCGAAAATGCTTGCGCTGCTAATACAGCGCGAGTATTATTCGAATCAGCAGCACACACAACAACAACCCAGAAGGAAACATCGAAATGAAAGCGCAAACCTTGGCCCGCAACGGCTTATTACGCAGTATCGAAGCCTTCCGCCCGCAACAAGCTCCTGTTGCGCGTAAAAATTTGTCCGCAATGGATACGCTGGCTGCTTCAGTGCCTAAGTCAGTATTCATGCAGGAACTGCGCAAGGCCGGCGACGAGCACCTTTGCCCCGTCGCCGAACTGATCGAACTCCATCGTCAGGTGCAGATCGCGGAGAAGGTGCCGGACATGTACGCCCTTCTGATGAATTTCGATCTGGAATGGCGTCGCTTTTCATCGATGTTTCCTGAAGCCGCCGCCGATGGCTGGCTCTCCCTCCTTGTGAACCGTGCGCGCGTCCTGCGCGATGAAATCGACGAGATCAGCCATGCGGACCGCGCTTGATTGGGTTTTCTTCGCCGCCCTGCTCGCTTGGTTCCTATGGGCTACACAGCCGGGGTGGCAATGAGCGACGACAACGGCCAGCAGCAAATCGAACACGACGAACAGCAGCTCTACGAATTGGAGAACGATCATGAGCAACCAAGCACCCCACGTGTATTCGGCGATCTGCCGTGTGATCTTTGATCTGTCGCACGAAGGAATCGCAAAGAACAATCGCAACCAGCAGCAGGGCTACAACTTCCGCGGCATCGATGACGTCTACAACGTCCTGTCGCCCCTGCTCGCCCGACATGAACTCTGTGTTCTGCCCCGCGTCATCAGCCGGGAAGTGACCGAGAAAACCAACGCGAAGGGAACGACGCTCTTTTACACCGTCGTCCACGTTGAATTTGACTTCGTGAGCGCAGTAGACGGCAGCAAGCACACGGTCGCGACTGTCGGCGAAGCGATGGATTCGGGCGACAAGAGCAGCAACAAGGCCATGAGCGCCGCATACAAGTATGCCGCTTTCCAAGCGTTCGCGATTCCGACCGAAGGCGACAACGACGCCGACGCGACGACGCATGAAGTCGCAACGCGCAGCGCACCGCCCGCCATGCCAGAAAGCGAGCTCGTCGACTGCTTGACGGCGCTGAACGACGCCGACGATCTGGAATCGCTCAAGGGCATTTTCGGCGGCGCATGGAAGCGTGCAACGCAGGAGCAGAAGGCGCGACTCCAGAAGAAATACGACGAGCGCAAGGCCGCTCTCTCTGAACCCACCCCCGCATAAGGACGCGAAATGGCATCAGTCAACAAAGTAATCCTCGTCGGCAATCTCGGCGCGGACCCCGAAACCAAGTATCTGCCGAGCGGCGACGCAGTTTCGAATATCCGCATCGCCACGACCGACAAGTACAAGGACAAGGCAAGCGGCGAGTGGAAGGAAACGACCGAATGGCATCGCATCGCCTTCTTCGGAAAGCTCGCTGAGATCGTCACGCAATATCTGAAGAAAGGTTCGGCGGTCTATATCGAAGGAAAGATCCGCACGCGCAAATGGACGGACAAGGAAGGCGTCGAGAAGTACTCGACGGAGATCGTTGCCGACCAAATGCAGATGCTTGGCGGCCGCGGTGACGGCGCGTCGCAGACGCAGCAGAAGCCCGCACGCCAGCAGCAGCGCCAGGCGGCACCGGCCGAATCGATCGACGATGAAATTCCTTTCTAGGCAACAACAACGCGCCGCTAGCACGCTCTAGCGGCGCACCAAGGGGAACAGCATGGAGGCGATGAGTGATTGGTTTGAGAGGCAAATTAAGCCCGTTCACATCGGCGTGTACGAAGTCCGCGTGAAGGCGAACGGAAAGATAGTGCGGTGGTACAGCTACTGGAACGGAACGTTTTGGGGCATGTCGTCGAACACACCGGGCGCGGCAGATGTGCTGCGTGAGACGCCGAGCGATGCAGCAGCGCACGCTGGCGGGTTCGAATGGAGAGGGATCACGAAATGAGCACGAAACACACGCCGGGACCATGGAAGATTGCAGGCGAGGACGCAGAGAAACAGACGTTTATCTACGCTCTGAACGAGCGCGGATCTAATCGCTTCTGGTTCGACATTCAACCGGGCTGGACAGACGACAAACAGCGCACGAGCAGTGCAGAGCTTTCGGCCAACGCACTTCTGATCGCCGCCGCACCTGAGTTGCTGGAGGCGCTTCGGGCCATTACAGACCAGTTGGAGCGAATCGGCGACACAAGATATGACAAGGACGGCCAGTATATCGATGCCGCCCGCGCCGCGATTGCTAAAGCAACCGGAGAGCAAGCATGAGCACGTTAGACAACAAGCAGCCCGTCACCATCGTATCGATCGAGCATATCCGCGAACAGCTCCGCATCGCAGAGATCGACATTGCAGAGGCGACCATGAGACGCGACGCCCTGCGCCTGATCCTCGATCTGCGCGAAATCCCGCATCGTAATCGCACGCGAGAAATCATAGAAAAGTTTTATGCGTGATTAATACGCCGCAAGCTTTATTTCGTGGCAATATGCTAGAACCGATACGCCAGATGCTTTATGTCTGGCGATGACAACAAGGAGCCGGTAGTGAAGACGAACGATGGTGGGCTGGCCTTTCCGGGCAGCCGAATGGAGCAAGGAACAAGCCCCGAGGCGGAAGCGATCGGCGGTCATTGGGAAGTGCAGCACCCCGGCATGACGCTGCGCGACTACTTCGCGGCGAAGGCGATGCAAGGCGCAATCCATCACAGAGGATTTGCGACCGTCGACGACAACCGCAATATGGATGCGAAAGACGCATACGCATACGCTGACGCCATGATCCGCGCGCGAGGTGAAGCATGAACCTCTTCGAAATCGCGAGCGAGTACCGCGCAGATGCGGCGAAGCTCGAAGACCTGGATCTGGACGACCAGACGTTCGCTGACACGCTCGAAGCGATCAGCGGCGATCTGGAAACGAAGTGCATGAACACGGCGTTCGTTGCTCGCAACCTGGAGGCGACTGCAGCGCAGATCAAGGAAGCAGCCAAGGCAATGACCGAGCGCGCGAAGGCGCTTGAGAACCGAGCAGAGCGAATCCGAAAGTACCTGCTCGATGGCCTCACGCTGGCGCAGCGCGACAAGATCGATACGCCCTACTTCCGCATCAAGATCGCGCTCAATCCGCCGAGCGTGCAGATCGCAGACGAATCGCTGATCCCGGATGCGTACAAGACGGAACCGGAGCCGCCAAAGCCGATGCCGGATAAGTCTCTCATAAAGAAAGCCATCCTCGACGGCTTCGAAGTGCCGGGCTGCTCGCTGGTTCGCGGCAGAAGGCTCGATATCAAATAACCGAGAACAACCATGTCAACGTCAATCACCATTTTAGCCAACGGCTACATGGAAATCACCTGCGTCAATCCTGAAGCCGAGCCGTTGCGCAGGCATTACGTGATTCGGCGCACGGTCGATTACCGGTCGATTCCTTGGTGCTAGGCGTGGACAGGGACGAATGCTTACGGCGGTTTATGGCTGCCGTTCGCGACGGCCGACGAGGCGATTTCAACCGCGCCAAGGCGATAGTCGAGAGCGTGAGGGGCAAAGCAGGCGATAGCGCCGCAGAGACGGCGAAACGCGAACTGTGGGCGTATATCCGCAGCGAGAAGAACACGAAATGACAGGCCAATCACAGTTATACGGGGAATCGCAGATCCTAGTGCTCCCCCTCCCGCCTTCCGTGAACGCATATTGGCGTAAGTCGCCAGTCGGCATGTACATCACGCAGCAGGGCAAAGACTTCCGCAAGCGCGTCGCAGAGATCGTCGCCGAGCACAACGCAAAGAAGTTCGGCGATGCGCGTCTGTTCGTGGCGATGCGTGTTTGTGGCGGCGATAAGCGCCGGCGCGATATCGACAACTTTTGCAAGGCCGGTCTAGACGCGCTGATGCACGCAGGCGTGTTCGACGACGACAGCCAGATCGACGAGCTGCACGTATCGCGCGGGCCAATCGTCAAAGGCGGCCAGTGCATCGTTATGGTGGCGAAAGCATGAAAGAAACCATCTACCTTACGCCGACGAGCCGCGCATACGCGATCGAATGCCTCAAGCGCCGCCCTGACGGCGATGTGCTGACGCTATCACCCCCTACCCGCTCAAACGATCAAAACGCGCTTCTGTGGGCGCTCCTGGCCGATGTATCGAACCAGGTTGAATGGTACGGCCGCAAGCTGACGCCTGCTGAGTGGAAGGATTTTTTCAGTGCGTCGCTTCAGAAGATGACCGTCGTTCCGAACATGGAAGGAACCGGATTTATCGCGCTCGGACAGAGCACGTCGCGAATGACGAAGCGCATGTTTTCGGATCTTTGTGAGCTTATCCAGGCTTTCGGATCTGAACGCGGCGTGCGCTGGACTGCACCGGCAAGTTACGAGGAATTTGCAGCATGAGAGGAAGCCCCAAAGACCCGAACAGCTCGCGCTACCAGAATAGACGCCTCATCGTCGAACTGTTACAGAAAGAGCCTGCAACCGTTCCGCAGATCGCGGCCATGATGGGAATGTCTGTCAGCGGTGTACGCAAGCACATCAACAACATGCACACGGCCAAGCCGAAGCAAGTCTATATCTGCGACTGGAGCCAGCGCGTCGGCGGACGTGGCGGCGACGGCGCTGCGGCGATCTACCGCGCAGGCAGCAAGCGCGATGTCGCGTTCGACAAAAAACTTGCGCGGGCAGATGCGTCTGCGCGCTACCGGGACAAGCTGTACGGCCTGCTGCTTGCCAAGGATGCGATCAAGCGCGGAACCTTCAATCCATTCTGGCAGCTTACTGTACGTTCATCGGAGGCCGCGCGATGAAACGATCCGCACCGATGAAGAGATCCGGCTTCAAGCGCCCCGAGCCGAAGCCGTTCGAGCTAGCCGATCGCAAGACGACGCTCAAGCGCACGGCGATGAAGTCGCGCATCAAGAAGCCAACCGTAGCCGAAGGCTCAAAGTACCTTGCAGCGTGCCGCGGCGAACGATGCTTTCTCGGCGTCGTGTGCGGCGGAGACGCTTCGCCCGATATCGTTGTCCCCTGCCATAGCAACCAGGGCAAGCACGGCAAAGGAATGGGGTTGAAGGCAGACCACGCCTACACCGTTCCGGGCTGTCATTGGTGCCATCAATGGCTAGACGCCGGCAAGGCAAGCAGAGAAGAAAAGTTCGCAACCTGGGATCGCGCATACGACGAATGGAAGTTCGTTCGCGATGGAAAAATGAAAGCTGAGGCAGCATGAAAAACACAATCAACATCGGCCGTCAGCCGGAAACGATCTCTCCGCACGAGCTGGCAGACGCCATGCAGGCAGGACGCGCGTACTCGCAAGAAGAAGTAATGGGCCTGCTGCCGGGACGCCCGCGGGCTTGCGTGCGCGACACGCTGCATCTGATGGTGCAGATGTCAGAAGCGGCGATCTTCCACGCACTGAACGATGCAAGAACGGATGTGCTGGCGATGCACGACTTGGTGTCGGATCTGTTCAAGATCGCGAAGCGCTATGTCCATCCTTGCGACGCCCTCACCTTTGAGGAGCAATGGAAGCGACGTACCGCCTAACCTCCCCGCCCTTTAGCGATTAACTTTGGAAGACATCATGAGCATCATGCCAAGAATGGGCCGTTGCCTTCACTGCGGACACGACCACGGGAACGGCTTTGGCGACGAACGACTACTAGACGCACTAAAGCGGATCTCAGAACTCGAAGCCGCTCTCGCCACCCCCGCCCCTCTCTCAGATGAACCGGTGGCGGAAATTGAGGAAGACTTGCCGGATTATGGTCTCGCATGCGAAGCGCGTGGATGGAATAAAGCTGTGCGGGCAATGCGACGTGCCGCCCCTGCCACTCCGAGCGACAAGCAAGAGGCGGTGGCGGATATGGAGAACGCGGTCCTATCGGACGAGCGCATGGCGGGAATTGCACCGGGAGCAGTTCGCCGCGTCCTGCAAGTGTTAGGCGACATTCTCGCCGCACCTCCCGCCCAGTCCGCAGAGCAAGACAGGATTGATGCGGAGCCGAAGGTGCGCTATTGCCCGTCGTGCGGAAGCATCGGACCGGTCGATGCGAAGTACCGCGACTGCTGCCCTGACGGAAGTGATGCACGCATGGTCCCGGAGAAGTTCGCAGAGAAATGCCGCGACACGTTCAAGGTAGCGATCGACGCAATGCTGAAGCGGAGTGCAAATGACTAATCGCCATCCGAGCGACATGACGCCACGCGACGAAGCGTGCGAGAACGAACTTGCCAAGCTCGACAACCGGACGGGGCAAGGCGTCGATCCTTACTTCGCTTGGGCATATCGCGAAGGCTGGCAAGCCGCCCTCGAATCCCGCGTATTGGCGGAGAGGAAGGATATTGACCAGTCAGAAGATTGGGTCAACCCTGCGCCGATGTTTGCGCCCGGTCATCCGCTGTTCACCCACCCCACGCCGGATGATGCAAGCCTTGCTCCGGTCACTATCTGGATCATCCCTGATATGGGAAGTGGGCTTTATACCGGGCTTACGACAACGCGTAGCAAGCGAATCGCGGAGAAATATCGCGGACAGCAGTTGTATCGAAAGACTGCCATCGACCGAGCAAGGCAATCCGGGGAGGAAGGGAAATCGTGAGCACGATCAAATTCGACCAAAAGCCACGCAAGCATCCGAGCGACGGAGGCATCGTCCGAGTGATGGCTAGAAGCGGTGGTTACGTGATGGTTCGCCGCCCGCGCTGCATCCCGTTTGTCCTGAGCGAGAAACAATGGATGAAGCTGGAGTTGTTCGACGCGCAGAGCGGCGAGGAGAAGCGCGGTGACTGACAAAAGAAAACTGACCGCGTTCGAGTGGGCCTGCCTTGCGGCTCCAGTCGCGGCGGGAATTGCGTACCTGATCGCTGAGATTTTTTAAAGTGACCACAACAATCGAATCGATTCTGCGCACAACTCGCGCAGCATGGGGAATGTAATGAGGAAACGCACTGCCCGCAAGCCGCGGCTTGTGAAAAACAACATCGTCAGCAACTTATTCAACGCTGATGATCCGATGCCGGAGCACGATCGCGTCTCTGTGCTGACCGAACTGCACTCTGCCGTCTTCGCCCTCTCGCGCGGATTTGGCGAGGCTCACCATTGGGATACGGTCATTATCGGTCTGAACATTGCCGTCAACGTCTGCGCAATGGCGAAGAACGGTCACATCGGCCTAAACGCCGTGAACGAGGCCCGGAACGCGCTGATTAGCGTTCGAGAGCGCGCGCACGATCTAGGGCGGTACGTATTCACTGGCGAGGAATTGAGCGCGGTGAATGGCGGAATTCACGTCTACGAGCAGATTATCGAGACGGTCGGACGGCGCCAGTATGTGCGGGCATGCAAGATGTACACGCGCGACGCGAATGCCGGCAAGACGCGCAAGATCCTGCCAGGACAGGAGACGAAGCGGTTCAAGATGGCGGCGGCTGTGTAGTCATACGTGTGCGCACACGCGCATACGTATGCGTCACTTCCCTCATTGATGTTTGCGCAAGTATGGACTAGGATTTGCGCACAATAACAGGGGAAGGAACATGACCATCATAGCGGTTGTGATGCAGAAGGGTGGCGTCGGCAAGACAATGACCGCTACCAACGTCGCCGGTACGCTCGCCATGCAGGGCGGCTCTGTGCGCCTGTATGACGCCAATCCGTACCAGTCCAGCGCGTACCAGTGGGGGCAGTTGCGCATCGATGCCGAAGTGCCGCAGAACCTAAGCGTCGTGCGGGTCGACCAAAATTACGGGCACGCCGTCACTGCTGACGCGCCGAACTTCGATCACATCGTCATCGACTGCCCGCCGAACCTCGATATGGAAACGCGCGTCGCGATGGCACTGGCTGACATAATCCTGATTCCGTTGCGGATAGGCCAATTTGACGCCTGGAGCCTCGCGCAGACGGCGCACATAGTCAGGCAGAGAAGGGCGACGGTAACGGCGCCAGTGCGCGCTATCGCCTTCGTGAACGCCGTTCCGCACTACATCAAGGCTGAACTTGACGAATCGATCGACGTTATCCGGGAAATGGGCGATTTCGAACTAGGTCCGACGATCGTCGACCGCGCGGCATACCGGAAAGGCGCGAAACTAGGGCTTTCGGTTATGGAGTTGCCGACCGAATACCGAGACGGGAAGGCGAGCGACGAGTTCGGAACGCTGATGGCGGGGGTTCTCAATGGCTAATCCACCCCTGAACCGGAGCGCCGTCGACGCCTTCATCGGCCAGCCAACAAAGCCAGAGAACGAAGCGCAGCCGACATTCCGCGAGCGCGATTCAACGCAGCGCATGGCGGTGAACATGCCGAAAAGCTTGTACGAGGAATTGCGCGCGTTTATGAAGTTGACTGACACGCCTATGTCAGACTTGCTTGTAGAAGGCGCTCGGCGCGAGCTGGCGAGGCGCAAGCAGGGCGGAAAATGATGGGCGACGAGATCAAGCAGGGCGATTTGTTCAACGCGGAAACTGTCTGGTTCCATATCTTCAGTTCAATGGTGAACAGTGGTGATGCCGGGAAGATGGGCGGCAATGCCTTCCTCGTCTACTGCATCATCAAAGGACACACGAACTTCAAGACAGGCAGGGCGTTCCCGTCGATCGATGCGATCATGGAGAAAGCGCATCTGTCCAAATCCCAGGTATTGCGGGAACTGGATACGCTGGAGGAAGCGGGCTACATAACCCGAACCAAAGAAGGAAGGAAGAACGTCTACACTCTGCGCGAACGGATTGGCATCACCGATGACAAGGGAAGGCCCGTGGCTGATGCCACCTGGGATTACGTACCCGATGGCGTGAAAAACGCAGTCGCCGAACTCAAGCACGTATTGATGACGGGCGACTTTGCCGGGGCAAAGATCATCAGCATAGAAAACCTGACGGTCAACGTCTTCAATGACCAGTCCACACAGATCAACTTGGAAAAACTGCTGTCCGATCTAGACAAGGTTGATCCGGCCATCCGCGAGAAGCTGCGAGCTAGGTTGAAATAGGTGTCACCAGCGGCACCAGTTCAATAGGTGCCACCCATGACACGTATCATGGCTGCGATCTATCCCTGATTAATAGGTGTCTTCGCTGACACCGATTGCCGGCGAATAGGTACCACCCATGACACCCTAACGATATAGATTTTTTTATTAACGATACTGAAAGTTATCCACAGATTCTGTGCGCAACCCTGTGCGCAATTTCAGGTCGATAAAGTCTATTATGTCAACAGCCGTATTTCGGGCGTGACGCGCCGCACGTCAGAGGATAGAATCGTCGCACCCTCGCAAACGTTTAACTACCATGTGGCATAGATTCCAACCGATGAAAGACGCGCCGGGCGCAACGGCTGCGGATCTCGCGACGAACGTTATGTGCTCTGGCGACGGACGGCCGCATTCTGTCTCGCTGCGGCAGTCCGTCGTCGACACGGCCACACGTCCCTTCGATTACTACTGCCCCGCCTGCGCCTATGAGCGGGGATACGTCGCTCAAAATGGGACTAGCCGCGGCTGTCCGCCTGTACGCGAGGATCTGCCTGCGCCTTCCCGCGAAAGAACGACAAAAACACTTTGGCAATGATCGGATAGAGGATAAAATAGCCTCGTACCATTCATTGGATTCCAATTGTGTCTAAATCGATAGGTGATATTTCCAACGTCCGCTTCGGAAAATTGACTGCACTTCGCCGATCGGATCAGGTGAGGAAAGGAAGTGTGCTCTGGGATTGCGCTTGCGATTGCGGCAACTATTTGGTTGTCGCGGCGACGAAGCTATCGTCCGGCCACACGACTTCCTGCGGGTGTTATCGCGCAGCCAACTTGCTGGCGATCCGCACCAAGCATGGACGCGCTGGAACACCTACATACCGTTCGTGGAAGGAAATGAGGCAGCGCTGCAACAATCCAAATTCCACCCAATACAAGTGGTACGGAGCGAGGGGAATAAAAGTATGCGAACGGTGGGAGTCATTTGACGCATTCTTAGAAGACATGGGCGAACGTCCATCGGGAATGACGATCGACAGAATCGACAACGACAAAGACTATGAGCCAAACAATTGCAGATGGCTGACTCATGTTGAACAGGTTCGCAAGCAATCCCGCCTGAAGTTGACCATGGAGTCAGCACAAGCACTCCGGGAAGACCATTCAGGCGGGATGAGCTATCAGCAACTAGCCGAAAAATACGGCCTAGGGAAGCAAGCGGTGGCGAACTGCGTGCTTATGAAGACTTGGGCTTAGATGCGTTACCAGAAGACTTTCCGATAATTTCCGTCTTGAGCCTGCTGTCGGCCGTAGATCCAAAGTAATAATGAACAACCTGTTCGCACTTCGCGGACAGGTAGCCAATAAGCGTGCCGGCCATAGCGCCATCGACTTTCGATAATCCATCAAGCGTCGCGAACACCATCGCAATGAATGAGGCGACGATCATGAACGCAAGAATTCGCGTCGTAACGTCTTTTGTCGAAACCTCACGCTGACGCGCATTAGCTGTGTCGTCAGCCAAAACCTTCATTTTGTCGGTTTCAGCTTGAAGCGCAGCCTTTGTCGTGTCCGCCTGGATCTGCGCCATCTGAACCTTGAAGTCGTTGTCAGCCTTCTGAAGCGCTGCAATCGCGTCAGGCGACAATCCTGCTTGAATCGCCTGCGTCACCTGGTCCGACGTTCCCTGATCGTGACCGAGTACCGCGCTGCTTACCGCGCGCAACGCTGCGCCCGCCACCATGCCGGCCGGGCCGCCAACAACAGACAAGGCAGTCGCCAGCGTTGGCGCGACGCCTCCAAGCACCTGTTTCCAGTCCATATCAGCACCCCCGGCGCATCATGTCTGCAAGGCGTTGCGCCCTGCCCTTAACCTGCGTTGCCCAGGCCGACGCCAACATGCCGTCCGCCGCGGCGTCGTATTTTCCCTGACGCATCGCGACGAGCGTATTGCGGAAGCCGAGCAGCTTCGTGATACCGAGGTTGAAACACATGTTCGCGAGCACGCGCTGGCGAACGTCGTTCAGATCAGTCCACCACGGCAGATTGCGATCGAGATCGTGAAATACGTCCTCAAGGTCGTCGTCAAGCAGCGCATTGACTTGCACGTCATTGAGGGGATACTTCCACCCGGCAGGCAAAGGCTTGGCTTCCAGGTTATGACCGACGCCCGTCGTATCTTTCGGCGGCTTGGCTGTGTCCTTATAGACGACGTATCGAACGCCCTCGTCGCGACGCAGCTCTGCGATCAGCTTTTGAAGGTTCTCGTTATTCATCGACATTCGCATCCCCTTTGCGCAGGCGCTTGATCGACGAGTAAATCTGTAGCGCGGTGTAGATGACGGAAAGCGCGAGCAACACACGCGGGAAATTCGCGTCACTCCACGCGAGCGCCGTTGCATACCAAGGGGGCGCAACTTGTGCGACCGTCTGAGCGACAGTCGAAGCAGTTTCTTTCATGAGTAGGAAAAGAAAAAGCCGCCCGAAGGCGGCCTAAGTTGGTCAGTGAAACTACGGCTTCAAAATGCGCCTTCGATCATGAAAACGAACTTGCCTTGCGTCGCCGTCATGTTGTTTATGTAGAGGCAATCCGTTCGCATAAACACATTCACGTTACCGGCCGTTCCGGTTGTGCCGAGCGGCGTATCCGTGCGGAACGAGACGCCAGAATTACCGAACGTCGCAAGCGGGGTATCATTGCCGCGCTGAACAATTCCCGAAAAGTAGTTGCCAACCGCGGCATCCTTCTCAAAAATCGTCAGCCTGAAAACCCCCTGCTCTTGCGGGAACGGGATAGGCGTCACGTTATTGGGCGGCAACATGCACAACCACTTGCTTGTTCCGAACTGGTAGACGAGCGGCGTCGTTACCGTCATGTCGTCCACGAACGGGAACAGCCCCATGTTGTCAGCCTTCACCGACCCAAGAATGACCCCGCCAACATGGACGACGTTGTTAGCTGCCGTGAAATTGGCAAGCGTCGGGACAACCCCGACAGCGGAGCCGTTATATTTGACGATGCCCAGATCAGTGAACCCGAGTCCGTTATCCCCAGGGATGACAGAAACATCGTTGTCCGTCACCGTGAGAATCTGATTGTTCGGCCAGTTTGTTGCGGGCGGCGCCGTCTGATCCGTGAAAAAGACAACGCCCTCAGACGATGACTTGATGACGTTGCCCTTAACGAAGGTCGACGCCCCCAGCACCATCGTGTTATGACGGATATTGAGAAATGCGCGCGGCCGGTTGTTATCGGGCTGAGACGTGATCGGCAAACCATCATCGCCGTTCATATCGCCGTTGGCGCCGCTGCTCGGCTGGTTCGTCATGCCGTCGTCGTACACATTGCCAATAAAGGCGGCACCGGTCGTGTACGAAATCTGATTGCAGTAGTACATGCGCCCGCGGTACGTGTTGCCCTGCGTCGTCTGCCACATTCCGCGCTGTTTGTTGAAATACACATCGCTGATTGTGTTGTCCGAATCCATGACGCCGAACGTGCTACTGTGCGTCGCCAGGCCGCACGTCTGGATATTGATGTTGCCGGGCCAAAGTTGCGTCACGCCATCGTAGGCCAAGCCGCCGCCCGTGATCGTGTTACCGGTGCGCGTAAGGAACAGCGTCGCGTTGTTCGAGTCGCACGACTGGCTGCAATTCTCGAACGTGCAGTTGGCAACAAGCGGCTTGTAGTCGCCGTATGAAACCTGGCCGAAACCGAACGTCAGATTGCCCGTATCCGCCACATTCGCCCCGCGAATATCGCAGTTAATCATTTTCGGGCAATAGTTTCGGTAGCTCTCAAGCGCCGTGACGCTGCAATCTGAAATGCTGACGCCATCAATAATCGGGCTGTCGCAATACTCGATCATCAGCCCGTACGTCTTGACGGATGGCGCGCGGTAGCCGACAAGTTCAAGATTTGCGAGGCTCCTGACGTAAGCCGGCTGGATAACCTGCGCGCTGACCGTTGCCGAAACCGAATATTGAGAAGTCGCGTCTGGCGTCGTCGCCCAAGGCGTTTGCGGATATCCGGTGTAGTTTGTGCCGATATCCGCGACCTTCGTCGACGAGTTGTACAGGTTGACGTACTTCGACTGACCCGCCCCAGTCCCCGCCGTGATGGTCAGCAGGTAATTCTTAAGCTGGTTTTCCGTCGACGCGTCTCCAGAGGAAAGCGTGATTGAGCCAGTCGTTCCGCCCTGCGCCGTGCCGGTCGTGATCGTCGTAACCGCGAGGTCAAAGACAAGATTGTCGACGAGCTGCGCCGTGTTGCCGGATACCGACGCGACCTTGCAAAGCTGCCCAAAGCAGTTCTGCGGATCGAATCGATGGTCGCCATAGGCGAGGCGATTGGTTGCCAAGCGGAGCAGATAACCAGGCTGAACCTTCGACGCATCCGAAAGCGTTACAGACTGGCTCTGCGACATCGAGCTTTGCGACAGCGCCACAGTTGCAAGCACGGCGCCGCCAAGCTGCACAACCGGGTTAGCAGGGTTACCGGTCGAAAGCTGCTTGATGCGCGGCCGCCCGGTCCACTCAAAGACGCCGCCGCCGAGCAGAACCGAGATATTCGTAACGCTGTAGACCTTACCTGTAGGCCAGTTCAGCGGAATGCCGTTCTGCGCTGCGTAAGTGATCGCCGCCGTCAGCTTCGCCGTTTCATCCGAGCCGTCGCCAACCGCACCAAAGTCGGCGACGCTGACAGACTCGCGCAGCTTGTCCTGCACTGTCCGCACGGAACTACCAGGAGCCGCGCCGACAAAGCCGATCGTCGACGATCCAGACGAGCCAGATAGCGTAGTCGTCAGCGTATTAAGCGCGTCAGCAGACGCCGCCGCAGAGACGATCTGATCCCACACCGTCACGCCGTTTGCATCCTTCACGATCTGGCGGTAAGTCGAGCTACCCCAGATAATCGCTTGCCCGCGGCTATCCAATTGGATAGGATTCGTGTTAGGGGTCGTGCCGGCAGAATCCTGATACGTCGGGAGAGGGTTAGTCGTTCCGGGCGCGTAGAAAAAAACAGAGCCGTTCGCCAGCGGTGCGCCGTTCTGGTCGATGAACTGGCATTTGCCGTTCGGCAGAATCTGCATGCGTGCCTCAATAAAAAAACCCCGCACTAGGCGGGGTCGAGGGGAAAAATGAAAACGATGAAATGGCTATTGCAGGTCGCGGCGCTTGCGCTTGTTATCGTCTCGCAAGCGTGGATTCCGCTGATGATCTACGCGGCCGTGTGCGACGGGAAAGAAACAGAATGGGTCTGGAACTGGCTTGCCGATATCGTGCTGCCTATCGACCGCGCTTTGAGTTCGATCGCATCGACTCGATAAGCTGGTTCGCTTCACCCTGAAGCCGCTTTGCAGCAAGCCCGGACGCCAACTTATTACCAGCCCATGCGCCAGCACCAGCGCCAGCACTCGCCGCAGCACCGCCGCTTATAGCGCCACCCAGGCCGCCACCAATCGACGCGCCCACCTTGCCGGCGTGCTTCTCGATCAGGCTTCCCTTGCTCAGTCGTTGCGACTGAAGCCCCGCACCCTCATACGAGTGAACACCCGGCATGATCTGACCGCCATAGTTCAGCGTATGGAAGCGCTCGACTTCATCGGGCGGGAAGGTTTGCAGGATCTTTTGCCCGACAACAGAGTTCAGCGTTTTATTCACACTGTTCTGATTCCAGACGCCCGCCTTGCCTGCGCCCTGTTCGTAGACCTCGCGAGCCAGCGCACCAGACATTTCGTTCTTCGCCGCTTGCGCTGCTTGCTGCAGTTCTTGCGGGATCGGCGGCGCACCGTCAGGCGCACCAGCAACGCGCCCTTTCGAGAGATCGTCGAACGTGTTGTAGATATGGCGCCATTGATCGAGCGGCATATTGTTCAAGCGGCTCGGAATCTGCTCGACAGCGGCGCCAGTTTTCACGCCGTTTGCGTCCGCATCGCCGAAAATCTGCTTGAAGCCACGCGCGCCCATGATGGTCTGCTGCGCCTGGTGGATGGCATCACCGAGCTTGTAAGCGTCCGAGCCGGCCGCCGCGGCAATGTCCTGGTCGATAGCGCGATTAATTGCGCCGATGACGCGAGCATTGCCCTCGTTCCAATCTGCGTTATTCGACTTGCGCACGGCATCCCATGCGGCAACACTGCCGGCCGGCGTCGTCTGGCTCGTCAGCGGATCACGGAAGCCCTGATTTCGCGCAAGATCCATCAAGCGCGTAACGCCCGACACAACGCGGGAATTTCCGCTGCGTTCAGCTTCCGCCATGAATTGCGGATCGGCAAGCAGCGCGTCGACGTGACTCGTCTGAATCGGGTTATCGCCCGACTCCGCGCGAGCGCGATCGTAAATCTGCTGCTTCGCCTGCTGGAACCATTCGTTCAGGCCGCCTTCACCATGCACCGCGTCATTGATGACCTGTCCGCGCTGCTCGTTGTTTGTCAGGTTCGGGCTTGCGCCGGTCGCATCGATGCGCTGCTGCGCGTAGTTCGAAAGTGCCTGTTGCTCGCGCGCAATCTGACTCCGCAAGGCGATTTGCTCAGGCGTGTTGTCCGAGCTGCGCGACAACGTATGTTCGCTTCGCAGCGTATCTTCGTTGCCGGTCACGACACCCGTTCGTACCGCGTCGTTGTCCTCACCGAGAATTTCGTTCGCGATCCTCGCGCGCACTGCCTGCTCTGCTTCAGGGACGTCGCCCGCGTTCTTCGCCACCTTGACTTGCGGGAATGCCGAACTTCCGCCGCGAGCAGATTCCTCACCCGTCATCTGCCCCGCATACGGGTTCTGATTCGCTTCAGCGGCGCCAACACCGCGCAGCGTTGCGCCTTGCGGAGCGGAACCAGGAGGCGAGCCAGGCGAAGGGCCGCCAGAGGGGCCGCCAGAAGGAGCCGCGCCGGGTTGCCCGCCCATCGTCGGTTCTACGCGCTCAGCCGCCACAGCAGGCTTGGCAGAAGATACGATGCCAGCCAGTCGATTAGCGCCAGCAGCCATGCCAGCGCCCGCCGCGCCACCAGCAACGCCGCCAAGCAAGCCGGCGCCCATCTGCGCCACCGGACCTGCGCCAGCCTCTTGAGCGCCCTGTGATGCAGCGCCAGCGCCAGCGCCCGCCGCAATCTGAGCCGCAGGAGCAGCAGCCATCTGCGACGCGATCGCTTGTGTAAGCGGATTCGTCGCTACACTCGCAACCTTACCGGCGAGACGGGCGCCGCCACCAGCGCCAGCCATTGCGGATGCGCCGGTATTTACGACGCGCTCAAGCGCGTTTTGCGGAGCCGGCGTGATTGCGTCGACGCCAGCCCGGATCGCGTCACCCGGATTGTGCAGATGCGCGCCGAATAGCGTGTTAATCGTCGCATTCAGCGGAGCGCCGACGAGATCGACGGTATCAGCGAGGCCATGACCGGCAGCGCGAGCGGTAAGCCCAAGCTGGCGCCCAATCTCGCCACCGAGAGACTGCTTAGGAGCGGGGCCGCGCTCCGGGCCGGTCACAACGATATTCGGAGTTCCGTCGTCGTTGACACTCCGATCAGATTTGCTGGCAGTCGTCGGCGTCGCGTCGAACTGATCCGCGAGCGACGTCGGCGCAGCCGTTTTTTCCGGCGCAGGAGCCGAAGCCGGCGCAGCCGAATCTGCGCCCTTCTTCGGAGCCGCACCGATTGCGTCGAAATCGTCGGCAAGACTCATTGAATAGCACCTATCCCTTCAAGTGTGCGGATCTTGTTGCCGAATGCCTTCTGATCCGCTGGACTCATGCTTGCTTTGAACTTCGCGCGCTGCTGTGCATCCATTCCCTGGAACTGCCACACGCGAGGATCGGCCGCCTGATTGAACTTCGAGAGCGCCGTTTGATAGCCCGCCACGTCGTTGCTCAGCTTGTACGGCTGAAGCAGTTGCTGCTGCGCAATCGCCATCTTCTGCGCGCCGATAACCTGATCGGCGGCATCTTCGATCGCGGCCATCGTCATGGAGCCGTGAGGATTCGCGGCCGTTGCAAGCGCGCCGGCCGCGTCCGTTCCGCCAGCACCTTGACGCGAAGTTAGCGACAGGCGCGCCATGTTCTTTTGCAGCAAGTCAGTCGCCGTGCTGAGGTCGGTCTGGCCGCCGACACCGAACACAGACAGCAAGCCGTTTGCAGCAGCGAGTTTGTCGCCCTGCTTGCCAGTCGCGGCTTGACGCGCATATGCCTTGATGTTCTGCGCAATGCCGATGTTGGTCTGAGCGTTGTTCGCGTCGTTGCCGACCGTAGCCCAATGCTTGTTGACGACATCGACGTTGCCGGCGTTCGAATCTGCAACGCCCATTGCCGGACCCGTCGCGACAAAGTGGCCGCCGCTAGCCTGCGCCGGAGCAGGTTGACCGGGAAGCGGCGCCGCCTGCCCTGCGCCCTGCGGATTCGCACCGGTCGGAAGCGGCGGGATATTGATGTTCGGAGTGCCAGCACCGAACACTTCGCCAGCCGGCTTGATACCCGGCGTCTTTCCATCCGGCCCGAGTACGTTGACCGGCGCGTTGTAGCCTTCCGGCGTCAACGACTTATTCATCGTCGTCCCGATATAGCCAGGATTCGTGATGACGTTGCTATCGTTGACCTGATACTTGCCGCCCAAGTCCTGAACAACCGGCTTCGGCGTGATCGAGCTGAGCTGCGCGCCGGCATCCTGAAACGATGCCAGCTTTTGCTGCAAGAACTGCGGCCATTGCTTCGGATCATCCGGCATCTGATTAACCATCGCCTTATATACGGCCGGAGCGATGTGTCCGTTTGTGACCGCATCAGCACCAATCTGCATGATCTTGCCCGCCGCATTCGGGTCTTTCGGATCGACTGTCGCGAATTGCTGCGTGAAAAACTTCAGCCCGTTTGCATAGTTGTCGCGCTGATCGTTGTTCAGGCCGATCTCGCCGCGGTCATACGTCTGCTTCGCCTGTCGCATCTCCTGAACGCTTTTGGCGAACTGAGGAAGGTTAAATGCAGCAGCAGGATTGCTGGCCGCGTTTCCCATCGCCGCATCCCAATCTGTGACCCCGTTTTTAGTGGCGCTCGCGATGGCGGCGGATAGGGCGTTGTTGGAGTCAAGCTGCTGCTGCTGCGATTGGGCGTGCGTGTTGTAGGCTTTCAGTTGCGCCGCCTGCATCGCCATTTGCAGCGGATTGAACTGCGGCGCCTGCGCTTGCAGCGCAATATTGGTGTCGAGAGGCATCGTTTTACCTGTGTTCGCGTTAGGAGCCGGCCGGAGTCCAACCAGGAACGCCAACGGGTGCCGAGCTGCCGCCGCCCGCGTTGTTATTCATCAGCCCCGACACATACTGCATGCTCGCGTAGTTGTTCATCGCGCCGCTCAGTGCGTTCGCGGTGCCCACAGTGCCAGCCGCAGATGCGTTCGCGCCCGCCATTAGCGTATTTCCGATGTTGTTCGCAGTAGCGGCGCCAAGCGAGCCATTCGTCGCCGCGGCGTTTTGGCCGTTACTCACCAGACCTTGCAGACGGCTCGCGTTGTTCGCGGCTGATGTGTAGTTGGCGTTATACGTCGACAAGGCGCGGTTATAGACGTCGTTGTATGTCGAATCCGCTAGACCCGTCGCGTAGTTCGATGCCCCCTTGAGCGCCGCGCCGGACGTGCCAAGACCGCGGGCCGCCGCGCTGTTCTGCGTCGCTTTCAGGCCTTGCTGCAACGTGAACTGATATCCCGGCGTTGAGGCTGCATCAGCCGCAGTCGGAGCCTTGAACTGCTGCTGCAGAATGTTTCCGCTGTTCGTGCCGGTGATGCTGTAATTGCCGTCAGAATCCTTCGTCGTCGTGTAACCCATCGCTTGAAGCAACGGGTTCATAGACGAGGTTCCGAGCTTCAAATACGGCGCCAAGTTCTGCTGCGTCGTCTCCCACTGCTGCGACTGGAGATCGGTCGCGTTATTGGCTGCGCTCGCTTGCTTGCCCGCAGCCATGTTCGAGGCGACGCCACCGATTACTGCGCCGCCGACGATTGCGGTTGCTATCCCTGACATGCGACCCTCTTAGATTGAACACCAGATAGCGCGAGCGCCTGGCGATAGTCGATCGTGATTTCGTCCCCATCCTGCCCGCCGTGACAGCCGGCAATGGGCTTAAGCGCGATCAAATTGACGTCGCCATTCGGCAGGAGCACCATTTCTGCATTAGGCGACTTCGAATGATTCGTATAGCGTCCGGCCGGCGTGCGCTTCCCGTCGATGCGCGCGGGCGCTATCAGTTCACCTTCACCGATCGGCGCCGTTGCAAAGAGCCCCGTGCCTTCGATCGCAGATGCGCCGGTTTTCACGCGCCACGCGCCGAATGGGAACGGCCGCTGATCCGATTCGTTTTCAGACTGCGCGCGTGCCGTAGCGTGATCGAATCCGGTGTCATCGAGCATCGCCAGATAGTCGGCGCGGTCGTCTTCGCGCGCCGCGGCACGCTCCGACATTTGCGCCGCTTGTTGTGCGTCAAAGTCGCCGCTTTTGGCGAGATAAGTGCGCTCTAGCTTCTCGATGTCGGTTTCCGTCGTCGCGTAAATGTTCTGCCACACAACGTCTTCGAGAACGTATCCAGCCTTCTTTCCCGGCTTGCCAACGAACATCATCGGCGCAACAAGTTCCGTTGTCGTGCCGTCATCGTTGAGCATGCGAACGCGCCCCTTCAGAAACACATTCAAATGCTCGAATCGTTGCGCATGACCAACTGCGAGAATGCCTGCAGGCATGTGGACTTCACGCACGTACAGACCAGGCCCGAAGTGATGAATCACTGAGCATTCAGCCTGCGGAAGTTGAAGCATTGAGCGCTCAGCCTTCACGAGATCGCGCGACTGAAGTGCCGCGACGATTGCGGCATGCGTCTCGACTAGTTCGCTCAAGATGCGGTTGCCTCCGCGCCCGAAATCGTCAACGTCAGCCCGACGCCATCGGCATACAGCGCAGACGGATTCGCAACCTTGTGATTCACAATGTCAGCGATCGGAAGATACTTTCCGGCCGGCACGCTAACCTGAACGACGCGCGTAGTGTCAGCAGCAGTCCCGCCATTCGGCACGATATACAGATTCAGAGTTACCGCGGCAGCAGTCGGATTCCATGCGTTTGCTGCGTGGATCGCGCTCTGAAGCGCCGCGCCAGGCGAGTACACAGCCGCAGCCGTGCCAGTAAGCACGCCTTGATACAGCGTTTTCCAGTTGACTGACATTAGTTCACCATCTTGTAAAGGTCTGTCGCGCTGTCGGCATTACGCACCGGCACAGCATCAGGGAGAGATTGTGTTTGCCTCGAAACAGGCACGGCATCAGGCAAAAGCACGTCAGGCGGGCGCGATACGTGGACAACGCTTTGCAGCGCCATTTCAAGCACCGCCACACGCTGAACAAGTGCACCGATGAGCGCGATGCTCGCGCTTGCACCCTCAAGCATGAAAAGGTCGTTGATTTCCTTGCCCTGCTTGGCGATCTGACTCTGAATCATTGAAAGATCGACAGGTTGACCCGCCCCGCCCGATCGGTTGAACAGAGCCAGAAAGAACATGCGCCATTGCGGCGTGAGGCGCCCTTGCTGATCGAGCGGATCGCCCGAGGGGAAATTCGCTGACGTGTCGCTCATGTGCGCGCCCTCGATACATCAACCCACGCACCATTTAGCGCAGTTTTCACAGGCGCCGACCATGACAGTTCAAACACGCGGTCACGCGCATAGCCAAGGCGCTGCCATTGGATCGACGTCAGGTATTCGCCGATCTTGCCAAGCGATGCAGTGACGTAATTCCCCCACGATCGCCCGCGGTCGTCAGACCAGCGCAATCGAATTTCAGGATCGTCGCCACCGCCCGGCAACCCGTTCCCGACTTCCATATCAGCCACGAATTGACGGAACAGAACGCGGTTACTATCTGCGCCGCTGATGTGGGGGAAGGATCGAATGCGAACGATCGTATCGCCGTTGTCAGTGTAGGCGTCAGGGTCCAACTCGTACACCGCGCCCGTTTCCCAATCGCCAACAAGGTTACGGCCCGAATTGAACGAATGGCAGTTCATGCGATGGCGACTGAGCGACCCGTCTACCTCAAGGTGCGCGCGCTGATGCCATTGCCCCGTCGACGTATCGAAGCACCATGTCTTTTTGGCAGCCGGGAACGTCAGCACGTAGAACGCATGACCGCCTTGCAGGTACGAAAATCCGATCGCGTCATCTATCCGGCTGTACGTGGCAAATTCAGCCTCTAGCGCGTGCGTCGACACACGCTCTGCTGCATAGTTTTTGCCGGCGAACACGTAACCTTGACCCTGCAAGTCTTTCGACAGCCAGAACAGCGCAAGATCGATCTTCGCAACTGAATGCTTTGCCGCGCATCCATGCTCGATAAACACGCCAGGCATGCGGCCGAACGTGAAATCAGATGCGCCGGTGTTGTACCAAACTTCGGTCGTCATCTCGCCAAACAACCAGATTTCGCGATGCATGACCGCGAGCGTTACAAGGTTGTCCGAGTACGTGTTTTTGCTCGCAATGTCCAGCGAGTCAAAAGCGATATCGTTGTAAAGCGATATGTAGAAGTGCTGCGTGCCGGGTTGATTGAAGATGAAATATCCGTCGACGTAATCAACCTTGTCCGCCCCGTAGAACGCCGGATCTGAACACTTCGTCATCACATTCGACGTCAGATCGATCGTAAAACCGTTCGGCGAGCCGTCGACAACAAACACACTGAATGTGTTGTCGACCATCGATACGGGGCCGCTCTGAGTCGTCAACATGCCTAGCGACTTATAGACGTTGGATGTGTCGACGGAATAGACCGTTGGCCCAACGACTTCATATCGCTTTCCGTTCGTCGCGGTATAAATGCAGCGCGATTCTCCCGCAACTGGCGGCGTCGATACGGGCGTCAGTCCGGGAGTCGGGTAATACGTGAACGGTGCGTTGGCGTCCTGCGGGTTCTGCTCTGCGTAGAGGTTCACGCAGCGCTGCGCGTCGGCGATGACGCTTTTCGCGGCGTAGGCACCGCCAGTCAGAGGAACTCTCATCGATAGCTGTCGGAAGTGATGCTGTAGCGCGATCCGCCACCGAGAACGCCCGCAGGCATGGTCATCGACGGAATCTGCGTGTTCATGCGCTGAATGACGCGCTTCGCGTTTGCCGCCAGCTTCACTAACGACGGCGACGGCTCAATCTGATACGAAGGCGCAAGGAAAATCGCGAGGTTGTAGCGAATCGCAGCCATGTACGCAGGCGGAAGGCTGACTTGCATGCCGGGCGCAGTGAACTCGGGCAGCGCAGCGAGCACGGTTACGTGCAGCTCGTATTGCGCATTCGGCACCGGATAGAAGTACAGGTTGCCAAGCGGATAATCCGAATCGAGAAACACATGATCCGGCAGGCTGTTGATCGACTTCGCGGCGATCAGGTTGTAATCCTCGCGGGCGCGAATGATTCCAAGCGGGTAATCAACTGGCGTGCTGCTCGTTGAGAGGCGCACAAAAGCCGATTTGATATCGCTCGGGCGCGGCGCTTCAAAGTCTCCGCCAGGCCCGATCGTGTACGAAAGCGCACCGGTCGCTTGGCGCGTCACGTCGATCAGGTGATAGATCGAAAGACGATCCACCGCCCACAGATCGAGCATCATATTTAGCGTCGCAAGCGCGTCGGCGGTGTCTTCGGCGCTTACCGATTGCCCGATACCAAGCGCGCCGATATCCTTCAGGGCGAGCGTTATCAAGTCGAGCGCGGTAGTCGCGCCCAACTGCTGGACCGTGATAGCCATTTATGTTCGCTCGTTAGAGAGTTCCTGAGCCGCCAACCTTCCAGGCCGCCCCATCAAAGATGATCTTCTGATACGTGCCAGCCGTCGTTAGCTGCGCGATCGTGAAGCCGGTGTCAACATCAACAATCACGATATTGAATGCGCCCGTCGCCGTCGAATACCGCTGGAACTCAAACGGGCGCTGAAAATCCGACATATTCGCCTTAGGCGGCAACTGAATCGTGATCGCTGCCGTCAGCGCAGCCGTGAAAATCTGCAACGAAGAATCCGCATACGTCAGGGGGTAAGTCGCCCCGCTCGCGGCAACGTTGTAGGCATGCCCCTTGATCGGCTCATAGCAATATCCGCCCGTGTACGGCGCCGATGCCCCTTTGGTCAATTGGTGCTGGCCGTGCAGCCTTACCTTGTTCGTCGTCCAAAAGTCATTTGCCGAAATGACAAAACTTGCGCTCGTGCTAGTGACGTTCACCGCGGACTGGAACGGGTTCGCAATCTGGTAAATTCCGCCAGAACTTGTAACCGTAAGGTTGGCAGAAGCAAGATACAGATAGCCGGTGTTCAGGAACTGGCAACCGCTGAGCGAGTAGGCGACGCGGTAGCTCTGGCTGTTGTTGATCGTAAGGGGGCTGTAGAAGTAGCACCCATCGAACGAGCCGGCATTTGATTGCGTTCCGCCCACCACATATGCCGATGGCTTCGCCGTGTTATTCGCGTCGTTATCGAACTCGCAGCCCACCCATCGAGTCGCATTCGTGAATCCAAATTTCGTTACACCAAGGTCTGTTTGCGTTACCCGATAGTTGTAGCAATGCAGGCTTTTGAATTCCCACCCGGCGCACGCTTCGGCGTTCACGTTCGCCAGAACGTTATCAAACGCCCGCACCCGGTCGAGAATGCCGTCCGTGTTGTTCGATCCTGTTGGCGAACTCACGTAGAGACCGTGACCGCCATTGTTGTACAGGTCGCAGGCAACCCAGTTGTTATTGTTCAGCGTCGATGTGATCGTCGTGCCGCCGAGCGTCTTGCCTGTCTGCATCCAGCCGTGGCCCGCGGCATTGAACACGTTCACGCGCTCGAACAACGAATTCCAGTGCTGCGTGATGATGCCCGCAGTCGTCGCGAGTCCGTTCAAATCGACATTCAGGTCACAGATTCGAATGGGCGAGTTAACTGCGTTGACATTGCCAACCCACTGTGCAGCCGCAATGCCATATGTTGCGTCTGAGCCAGCCGCGATTTTCTTCAGCGTCGCGCCGCGACCATCGATGACAATCGCCCAATTGCGCGCCGGATATGATCCGCTGCCCGTGTAGGATGCAGCATTCGGGAGCGTTATGTTTGTGAATCCATAGACAGACCCCGGAACACACTCGCCCTTGTCGCCCAAAGCCAGCGCGTTTAGCCAAGCCTGAAGTGCGACCGTGTCATCCGTCACTCCGTCGCCCTTCGCGCCGAAATCCTGCGGCGTCGATGGCTCGTCGCCTATCTTCTTGAGGATCGGACGCGGAACAGCGCCGGCGCCGGTCTGCGTGAAGCTGTCAAGCGCAAGCTGGTCTTCTAGCAGGATGTCGTCAATCTGATACTGCTTGATCCCGCGCCCGCTGATACTCAACGAATAACGCCCATCAGCCGCATAGAACGCGAAGAAGCCGAGGTTATCCGTGATAAGCGGATTCGCCTGGGCGGCGCCGTCGTTCGTCGAATAAATTGTCGCCGATGTGAGCGACGGGTAATTCAAGACGGTAACAATAGCGCCCGGAACAGCCTGCCCGCTCTGCGTCGTGATGTTATTGGCGTATCGCTGCATTAGACTGCCTCTAGTGCGGCCCGAATCTTGTCATCGGACCATCGTTTGTCGATCTTTACGCCCCTCTCTGTCGCGATCTTCAACAGAGCTTCGCGCGTGTCTGCGTCGTCAGAGCTAAGCAGTGCGGCTTCTTCTTCGGCGTTGTGGACGATCTTTTCGCCCACGAATTTGGGGTATTCCTGATGCACGTAAGGCGGCGGCGGCTTGTGCGGCCAAAGTGACATGTCATCCTCGAATGAAAAAGCCCCCAGGCTTGTGGCGAGGGGGCTTTCGTGGCTTAGTTGCTCAGGATACGAGCGGCGAGCTGCGCGCGCAGCGTCTGGTAGCCGTACAGCACGTCGAGACGACACGGCAGGTTGTCGCTGTTGATGTCGTACTGGCGGATAATACGCATCGACACGCCGTCGAACACTTCGCGCGCCTTCCAATCCACGCCGTCAGGCATCACCAAGTCAGCCGACACGAACGCGAATGCATCCTTGTGGAATGCGAGCGACGGCTTGTAGACCGCCGATGCGCCGCCGACCTTGACGATGTTCGCGCCGTTAGCGAGGCCCGTCGACACGACGTTTTGGCTGCCGCCGCTGGTGTAGATCGCGGGAGCAATCTGCAGCGTGCCGGCGCCGCCTGCGTAGTCTTGCGTGACCACGAAGTTATGCAGAACGCCCGTATCGGCCTTCGTTTCCGGGTGCACGCGGTTCGTGCCGGCGAAGGTGATGACGTCGCCCTTCTTGAACGTGGTCGAGCCAGCGGCAACAACAACCGACGTCGAGCCGTTCGCGGTTACAGCGCCGTTGACCGTGTAGCCGGTCGTCGATGCGGACGTTCCGGTCGTTGCAGACGGGAGAAGCGTGTTTTCGTAAATGTCGCCGAAGCCCGCGGTGCGGCCGACCTTACCTTCGCGATACTGCTGCGAGATTTCCTTCGAGTCTTGGAAAAGACCCTTTAGCGCGTCGACCAAGTCGAGGTTGTCTTGCGTGTTCAGGATCAGCGTGCGGACATCGCTCGGCGCAAGGTTGTCGACGAGCAGCTTACGCGCGCCGAGCGCCGACTTCATCGCGATCGGGTTGCCGATGTTGTTCACGACGTTGTACACGTCGTTGACCATGCTGAACGCGTCTGCTTCGATGTTCGCGGCGAGAACAGCCATTGCCGGCTCGATGATGCGGCTCGAAAAGTCGTCGAGCGAAAGCGTCAGGTCTTTCGACGAGAAGTTGATGTCGACGCCCTTCTGCGTCGCCATCTGCAGCGTGACGCTGTTTTCCTGCGTGTCTTGGACCTGCAGCGCCGGGCCAGTTCGCACCGTGTAGCGGTTCGGGAGGCGAATCTTCAGCGTGTCGCCGATCTTCGCGCCTTCGATCGCATACGACGCGTCGTATTGGCGGTTAATCGAGCCGATGAAGTTGAGCTTCTGGTGCAGAATCGCAAGAGCTTTGCGGGTAACTGCGGTCGGAGTAAGAAGGTTGTTAGACATGAAACCCTTTCAGTAATGAAAAAACCCGCCGAAGCGGGCTTATCTGGATGGCGGAAGCGCCTACCGTTTGTTGTGGCGGCGCATCCATTCGTCGATTGGCAAGTCATCGCTCAAGCCAGTCGGCGCGACACGACCGGAGCCAACAGGCTTGATCGGTTCGGGCGCACGCGACACAGGCGGGGGCGTCGGCGCAGGCTTCGGCGCGCTCAAAGATGCTTCGATCTTGGCGAGTTCGATAGCCATGCGCACAGGCGGAAGGGACAAGACGCGCTCAGCCGTCTCCGGGTCTTGGCCAAGTGCGTGCAGCACCTTATGACCGTGACCCATCGACGTGACGGCTTCAAGGAAGTCTTGTGAGGCGCCACCGAGCATCTGAAACGTGCGCAGGGACGAATCCCAATCGCCGCCGAAGTCGGTTTTGCCTGCGTCGAAAACCTTGTTGCACGATTCGTTGAATCGCTCTTGCTGAATCAGCTTTTTCGCCTCTTCGCGGATCTGGTCGGGCGTCACCGCCTGGCCGGTCTGCTCTTGCGGCGGCTGAATCTCACGCAAGCGCGCCTCAATGGCTTCGCGCTGTCGCCTTTCCTCGTACTTCTCACGCGTCAACTGATCGATGCGCCGTTGTGCCCAATCGGTTTTGGGCTTCGGTGCTTCCTGCGGCTGCTTCTCGGTCGTTTCCGCGGTTTGCTCGGTGCTCGTGTCCGTGCTTACTTCTTCAGCGAGCGGTTGCGCCTGTTCCAGATCCGTAGGCGTGACGGTTTCCAACTGAGTTTGATCTTCGGTTTGCATGGCCTAGCCAAGTAGAGTGCCCGGTGATGCCGCACCGGTACGGTTTATTGCTGTTGAGCGGGCAAAGAAAAACCCGCACTAGGCGGGTTCGGTTGCATCTGTTGCGGCTGCATCTGCGGATCAGGCGGCACACCTTCTGGAGAGCCGGTCTGCATCATCTGCATGACGACTTGCGTTGCGACGTGCGCGACGACTTCAGGATCGAGCGGCTGACCGAGAGCCTGCAGGCGCTTCGTCTCGGCGTCGTATGCCTTGATGTTCGTATCCTGCTGCTCCTTACCCTGCCTCGCCTCTTGAAGCTGCTGCGTCAAGTGCTCGATCATCTCGCCCATGTGCTGCATCTTCTGCGTCATGTCCTGCTCTTGCGGCGTCGGACCATCGCCGAGCAACGCAGGCGGAATAGCGCGGCGCAGACGCTCAGACACGTCCTGAGCCATCGGGAAGTCAGCGGCCTTAAACAACAAGTCGCCCGCCTTACCCATCAGTTCTTCGTTCTGGCCGATAATCTGCGAGAGCGCATGGAATGCCTCCTGACGGCGCGTCTCGTAGTTCGGGCCGACTTCAACCGTGACGTCGTAACGACCGATGCCAGGGTTGTAGATCAACTGCGCAGCCTGTTCCGGCGTCAGCTTTTCGTCGCGGTCAACCTGCACCGGCTGCCCAGATTGGTCGCCGATCGGATGCGGCTGGCTCGTATCGAGCGTCGCGAAGTCTTCCGTCCCGTCTTCACCAACGATGCGCATAACGCGGCGCGTGTCGTACACCTTCGGGATCAGATCTACCAGCACGCGGCCGGTGTAGCGAATCGCGCGAGCAACGTTGTCGATGAAGTGATAGGTCGCTTTGTCGCCCTGGCGCTGACGAGCTGCGATCGCAACGCCAGCGTCAGCATTCGACTCAGCGCCGAACGTCTCTTGATACTGGCCGGACGCCATCATGAGTTCTTGCTGCGCCGTCTGCATGGCCGTCAGATACGCCTGCGCGCCCACTGGCGGCTGCTCGCGCTGCGGACGCTCGATAGGCGTTCCGTCCTCGCGGACGCTGTTGTACGGCAGATATGCGCGGTTCTCGTGGTTCGCATTCGCCCAATGGCTCTCGAACCCTTGAATCGCCTCAACGGGCGCGATGAACGGCGTTTTCGTCTGCAGCGCAATGAACTCAGCCTCAGCCGAACTCATGAAGTTGTACATGCGCTGCGGGTCTTTCAGGTTCCGCGTGTGCCCCTTGCGCTCAATCTTGCCGTCAATGTCGACTTCCTCGCCGACGACACGCACGATCGGGATATAGCGGCCGGGCCATTCCTTCTTGTCAATGACCTTATCGCCCGCGATCTTGTACCACTCGACCACAGGCTTATCGATCGTGCGGCGCTTGATGTTCGGATCAGCCTCGACAGCCTGGCGGTCTTGATCGTTCAGATCAGACAGGAACGACGGGCCAAGCACCGGATGTGCGACGAGCAGATCCTTGCGGCTCGTCTTGCGGAAGTACTCGCATACGCGGATGCGATCGTTGCCGAGCCATTCGCTGCCGTTGTTCCCATCCATCGCGAACACGACCGGGCCACCTTCGCCAGAAAAGCCAGGGTACTCTGCGTCGAATTCCTCGCGCGTCATGTCCTCGAACACGAACGCGAACTTCATGTCGGCTCCGTCGCCCGACTGGATATCCGGGTCAATCGAAACCGTCAGCGGGTTTTTAACGCGCCGGATGAAGATTTCCTGATCGAACGAGCCATCATGCGCGTATTCGGTCACGACGCGCCAATATCCAATTCCGCCCCAAACCGCGAATTCCGTCGCGGTGTCGTAGGCAATCTCTGCGTGCGAGTTGTACTCGATGTGACGCACGATGCCGTCGAGAATGCGCGCGATCTGGATATCAGCCTTGCCGTCGATCGGCAGGCACTTGACCGAAGGCTTGTTCTGCTTCGCGTCGTTGATGATCTGGAAGCAGTGTTGCCGAACCTTGTTGATTGTCAGGCACGGTCGGCCCATCTTGTCTCGGCGCTGACGCATGTTCGTATCCCATTGCCAGCCGTTTTCGCTGTCGCCGTTCGCGAACTTCACGTCTTCGATGAAACGCTGCCGAAAATCGCGCTCTGCCGTCTGGCAGCGCTCGAAACGCTTATGCGCTTCACGAACGATGCTATCCGAGCCGTCGTCGTCTTTTTGCTTCTTACGTGCCATTGTTAGCCCATCCAGCCCGCGTGGGCTGGTTCAACGTATTTGTGGGTGATCTGAGTCTTAGCAGCGCGTCGCGCGCCCTCACAGGCGTATCGCAACGCGTCGATGACGTGGTTATCCTTGTCTTCGAGAGTCGGCAGGATGGCGCCCGTCAACGGGTCTTCCTTGTACTTGTAGAGCGAGAGCTCATCGATCAGATGCTTGCAGCGCGGGTGAACGATGATGTCGAACGACTTCAGGAACTCGACGCCCTCTTCCAGCGACTTCGCGCCCTTGATGGCCGGCCGAATCTTCGGGAAGCCGTTCTTCTGCATGTGACTGATCGTTTCCGGCCGCGCAGAGTCAGCCGTGATAGGCCACTTCTCCGCATCAGGCACGCTCATGAACAACTCAGGCAGGTTCACGATCTCGCAGCCGACTTGATACGCCTCGTAATCGACGTAGAGCAGATGCCCTTGAATGTCACAGCGGATCAGCACCGTAGGGTCGACGGAGAAGCCCCAATCCGCACCAAGGCGGAATATTGTTCCTTCCGGTCGCTCGAACTCTTCGATGCGCCAGTTCTTGAATACGCGCGCTTCGCTGTTCTGCTGGTACTTTCCAAGCCAGATATGCGCGTACTTGTCCGGGTCGCGCCGCTTGTCGTACTCCATTTCAATGCGCAGCTCGTCGGGGAGCCATGGATTGTCCATGTAGTTCGCCTCGACAATGACCGAGCCAGGCGGCGGCTCAGCGCAGCGCAGCAATGCGTCGACCGGATCAGATGCGCTGCTAGGGTTCCATGAGAACCAAAGTTCTGAGCCGGGCTTACGCAGCGTCGGACGCAGCATGTCTAGCGATCGCTGGCTAACGCTCTGCGCTTCCTCTACCCATGCGATATCGAAGCCTTCCAGCGACTTGATCGAGTCCGCCGTGTGGTTCTGAAGCCCCTGAAAGATAATCAAGCCGCCAGTCGACGACTTGATCTGCGCATCCTGTACGTCGAAGTAAGCGCCAGCGTTCAGCGATTCGATCTTGCCTTCGAGAAGTTTCTTGACCGATTGCTTGAGCGACTTCTGGACTTCACGGACACACACGGCGTCCGTCTTTTCCATGATGCTGCGCTCGATCAGCATTTCGCCGAAGAAATGCGACTTGCCCGAGCCTCGACCGCCGTGAGCGCCCTTGTAGCGGGCAGGCTCTAACAGCGGAACGTAGACCTCAGGTGTTTGAATTTGGAGGATTGACAATTACGCGCTCGATCTTGGTAATGGCGATCGGGTCGCCGTCCTTGCCGGACATTTCAACCGCCTGCGTTGACTTGCCATACCCGCGGTCAAGCAGTTCTTTTGCCGCCGCGATGCGTGCCGAATCGTTCTCGCTCGTCGTCAAGATCGTGGCTAGCATCGAAATTGCCGCTTCCGTATGGCTCTGTGCGAGCGCACGGATATCGGCCGTGATCTTGTTCGGCGTTCCTCTGATTCGGCCACCGGTTTTTACACCTTTAGCCATGTGTCTATGTCCTTATGCGTCCAGGCCATTGACCGGGAAGACTGGATAAAAAAGGTATTTCTGGTTGAGTCCGCCTATCCGGCCATCCGGCAGCATCACGGAGACGTAATCGTCATCGAATTCGTCTTTCATCGGATCGAACCGAGGCGCGCCGAAATCAACCTTGACCACCTTCCCGGCGTGCACGCCACCGTCCTGCGTAATGACCATTTCAACCGTGCGATTGACGTCAAAACAAGAAATTCCCATGTGTCTATTTCCGTCTAAATCTGTCTACTTTTGAGTGAGAGTGGCGCATTTAGCCCGCAGGCATGGGAACGCAACCACACGCTCGTTTTGCACGTGTATGCACCCTCACGGCTGCGCCCTGTGTCGGCCGACTGAAGCCACCGCTGACGCGCAGAAGCATCAGGACGCATGCGTGAGAGTGTTAGGTGCGCGCTCACCGGCCCGTATGTGTTGCCGCGGAGCCTATCCGCTGACCAGGAGCGCGCGGAAGTCAGATGCGGCTGTAACCGTCCTCGAATGCCTTAGCCGGCGAGAACGATTTGTAGCCGTCCTCGTACACGACGTAGTAGCCTCCGACATGCGGCTTGTGCTTCTCATGCCATTCTGGAAGCAGAGAAACGGCTGCGCCAATCTCGCCGAGCACCAAATCCGGCCCCGCCGTTCCATTGCCCCTAAAGCTAGTGATCTTGGCCGCGTTCACGACCTTGTGACAGCGGTAGCGCGGAAGTTCAACACCATTACTCATATTTGCTCCATGTGATTGAGAGATGCCGCACCCGGCGCGCCCTAGAGTTCCCTTGCGGGCGGAGACAGGGCGCTTCCAACACCTGTGCGACTGACACTGTTTGCCCACCTGTGCCTGGGGTGATGAATTAGTGCGCCACGCTTGCGCGAGCAATGATCTGAATCGCCGTCTCGATCAGCCCGGCGTATTCGTCCTCGTCGTATTGCATCGCGCGTTGCGACAGCATGGCGAAAGCGTCGTCTCCTACCTCTACGACGCCATCGTTAATCAGATGGCCGATCACAATTG